ACCCATGTCCCCATTTGATTATGTAAACGATATAACATACGGCAAGAAAGGCATCATGGTTGATGATATTGCCGAAAAGAATTACAATGCTTTTATTATAAATCGTTCACTATCCTATCACAATGATACGGTACTATTTGCTAATGAGATGAATATACATCATACTATAGACAGCCGCCTTCAGTATGATTTTTTTATAAATATAATCAGGAAACAGAAAAGATGGTCCAAATGGATGAAGCCATCGGAAGTTTCTGATTTGGATCTCATCAAAGAATATTATGGATATAGTAATGAAAAGGCTAAGTCCGTATTAAAATTATTAAATGATGAAAAAATTAACGAATTGAAAAATAGGATTTATAAAGGTGGAAAACGAAAATAAAGAAGTCAAAAACTGGACTCCAGCAGAAATGCTTGAAGTCTCACTCAACGAACCAGATGATTTTTTAAAAATTAGAGAAACATTAACTAGAATTGGTGTTGCCTCTAGGAAAGATCAAAAGCTATTCCAATCATGTCATATTCTGCATAAACAAGGCAGGTATTTCATTGTGCATTTTAAAGAGCTATTTCTATTAGATGGTAAACCAAGTAATTTAATCGAAAACGACTTAGAACGTAGGAACACAATTGCTACATTACTAGCAGATTGGGGATTAGTAAGTATTATTAATACTAAAGTCTCAACTCCGTGTGCACCTTTAAGACAGATTAAAGTTATTCCATTTAAAGAAAAGACACAATGGGAACTATGTCCAAAATATAATATAGGTAATTCAAATAAGGAATAAAACCCTTATAAATATATTATAAGAGAATAGGAGTATTTAATATGGCATTACAATCAAGTGGCGCAATTTCAATGTTTGACATATCCAATGAATTTGGAGGATATGCTTATCCGCCTGTGGAAATAGATGACTATATGGCGGCAGACCCTGTAAATCAACCTAGTTATGGTAATACAGTCGGTTCAACAGTTGACTTTGCTGATTTTTACGGCACTAGTATTAAGACAACTCGACTTGCTGTTAGAATGAATAATGACAGTTATAACAGATATGGTTATTCTAGATCCAATGGATACTTCTATTATCAGTCTGAGAGTGGTCAATCAGGTACTGCTTTCGGCACTGCAACTCGAACGAGCTCACTTGCATCTGGTAGTAGAAGTCTTGCATGCATTGTAATGAATGACTTTTATTTCGATGCTCTTACTATAGGATTTTCTGGCGGCAGCAGCGCAACAAATGGTGGTTGGACTACTGTTACATTTTATGATCATCAAAGTTCTGCTCCATATAGAGCAGACTTAACCACAGGTATTTCGCTTAGTAGAACAGAAGCTTCAACATTCGTTGCCTTACCGGGCACCAGCCCACAAGTTTATGCTTATAGATATGTCTATAGCGGAGGCACTAGTGAAGATGTAAGAACAGCCAATATCTGTAATCTTATAAAAGCCAATCACAATGTAACACCATATTACGTATACGTAGAATTTACTTAGGAGAAAATAAATAATGGCAATAACTTATAATATACGAAGACTTGATCCACTTGGATTGTCAATGAACTTAGAATACATTCATGATAATGATTCTTTACCCAATTGGTATACAATGGCCAGTCTACCCGAAAATTTTACAGAAGCTCAAGTACATGAAGTTGCTGAAGATATGGCAGAAAATGCTTCTTTATTCTGGCAAAATTATAGTGCCGTTGAACCCTTTGTCTTATCAGAAAGTAGTAAAACTATTAAAGATATTCAAGTTGAAGATACACCAGAATTTAATAATCTTTATGAAAGACTTCAAGAAGTTTGGACAGAAGATGAAACAACCAGATATAAAGGTTGGCAGACAGTTGCTTATACAGCTGAAGAGAAAGCAAGAAATATCAGGCAAAGAAGAGACCAGCAATTAAATATTACTGATATGGAAGCAGTATCTGATAGAACTCCTAGTACAGAAATACTTAATTATAGACAAGCACTTAGAGATATTACAAATCAAGAAACGTTTCCTAATAGTGTTGTTTGGCCAATTAAACCAATAGGTTAATAAATGAATAAACTTCGATATTATATTCTGATTACCAGAGGTATCGCTCAAGTCAAGCGTCATGCTAGAATGTGGGATGGTACTTATAGTCAACAAATTACCAAAGATGATGTTTACTATGTAATCAATACTAGAGATATGGAATTTCAAGCTCAAGCGATAGAGTGGCTCGAATCAGAGGGAATCCAATATAATACATCAGAAAGTAACGGTGGACCTTCAAAAGGTAAAAACGCTGTTTTGGATGCATTCCTTGCATCAGATGATGACTATTGTATTCAAGTAGATGGTGACGATATGATTACTCCACACGGTATTCATGTTCATAAGATGATTGCTAATCCAGCAGTATATGGTCTTCCAGATGAAACTCCACCTGATGTTGTAGTACTAGATTACCAATACGGTATTGTTCCTGATGAAGGCTACGGCCCATTATCACATTCAGAAGCTCAATTTTCTGCACAACAATATGCTGAAGATATTTACAATGCTGATTGCATTCAAGGTATGGGATATAGATGTTTTAACCGACCATGGGAATGGTGGGATAGAGCAATGAAAGGAGAATACTTTGAAAAAGGTAGCCCATATTTAAGAGCACTATCCGAAGCCCATAAAAGGTTAATTACTTATGAATTTAAGTATATTAATAAGTGGGAAACACATTGCAGAGTTATTTGGTACTCTAAAAAGGCTGCAGGATTAACAAGATTTAAAGAAGATATTTTAGTCGGAGAAGATGTAATGAATTACTTCGACTTAAAACATGAATTTGCACAAGGTAATCTGACAATGAGAACCTTGCACGAAGTATATCCAACCTATGTTTATGATCAACGAGTTGGTGGTATTGTACAGATTGCAAATGATATGAATCACGGTAGAGGTTACCTAGATTGGATGGAAGATGCAGCAGATAAATACGAAGAGTATGAAACTGCAGGCAAACTCCACGAAGATTTAGAAATACCCTACATAGAATTTCCAACAATGTCTGATGAGCACGACGGCGTTAATTACGTACCTGATACTTTGGGTTTAGTTAATTATCCAGCTGCAGCTGCATCAGAAAAACATTGTGGATATTAAAAATTATCTATACATTTTGTCCCAATCTAAGAGAAAAAGTGTATAAATAAAACCGAGATGCCGAATGGTTCGGGTCTCGTTAGTAAAATAACCTTGCTTAATTAATAGGAGGAAACAATGGTTAGAAGTACTTTAAATGTGCCGCGTTCTTTATTCGTAGGCTTCGAAAGTTTGTTTGATGAGTTAGAAGGAATTCACAATTCCGCTAGGTCAGGAAACGATAATTACCCGCCCCATAACATTGTTAAAATTGATGAGGAGAAATTCCACATTGAATTAGCAGTTGCTGGGTTCACAGAAAAAGATATTAGTCTTGAAGTTAAGGATGGTATTTTAAAAGTGAAGGGTAAGTTAGAATCAGATGAAAAAAGGGAATACGCATTCAAGGGTATCTCGTCCCGCAAGTTTGAGAAGAGCTTCCGCCTCTCAGAATTTGTTGTAATTGACGGTGCCGATTTAGAGAACGGTATACTCGTGGTTTATGCCAGAGTTGAGGTTCCCGAAGAAAGGCGTCCTAGGAAGATCGAAATAGGGTCTGCTGGGGCATCAAAGAAGAAGGAATTTATTCAAGAATAGATTCCGGTGAGCAGCGAAACTCAGTAGATAAGTAATTAACTTTTTTACTGGAGCAAATGTTATGAAACATATAGTACATTTTATGGACAAATATGAAGATATAGCAGAGACCCTAAATGGAATTCTTGTATTAACACTAACTGGAACGGTAATCCTCGGATTAGCACCACTGGTTATATTTTTACAAGCTTCTAATTTTTAGGTCTCTATTTGAAAATCATGCGGGGGAGGGAAACTTCCCCCAACTTTTTACACTTTTTGTATATAAAAAGGTTTACTTTTCTTGTTATTTGTGATATAATATACATATTATGAAGGTGATTAATATCTATGACAAAATTTTATACTAATGTATCTCGGTATGGTAACAACTTACTTTACCGTGGCTATGAAGATGGCCAGAAAATCCAGAAACGAATTAAATACCAACCCACTCTTTTTGTAGCTACACCCAAAGGCACTTGGAAATCTATTGATGGTATCAAGTGTGCTCCAGTTATGATGGACTCTATGCGTGATGCTAAAGAATGGATTGCTACAAACAAAGACACTGCAGGTCGCCAGATATTTGGTAACGATAGATATATCCCTGCTTTTATTAATGATGAATTCCCAGGCGATATTGAATTCAATCGTAGCCAAATTAATGTAACTTCAATTGATATTGAGGTTGCTTCAGATGAAGGATTCCCAGAGCCAGGTGCTGCTGATTATCCTATTATATCTATCTGCATGAAAAACAACATTGACAATACATACTACGTATGGGGTCTTGATGATTATGATGTAGA